ACCGGTAAATACCGCTCGACCCCCTCTGCAATAGCCGGCATAAACTTTCCGCCGATCAAAATAAGACGCGGAATGCCCCCGAGAAGTAGTCCCAATATCGTTGGTAACAACTGCTCAAATAAGGCCGGCAATTCGTCCATATCGCCTTGCAAAAGACCGCCGATAGATTCGATTAATCCCGAAAAGGACTCCGCCAAGTTTTCGATAATCGGTGCCAGCGTATCGCCCACTAAACCGATAAATCCGCCAAATCCTTCGCCCGCTATGCCGAGCTTTTCGCCAAGACCTTCGATTGCCGGACTAAAGAAATCGCTAATTGATTCGCCGATTGATTTAAACGCCTCCGCCGCCGTCGACGCCTTGTCCGAAATCCATTCGATAGCCGCTCCGAAGCCTGACCGAATCTTGTCGCCCGTGCCCTCGAAAGTATCGCCTAATCGCGCAAGTATATCCCGCATCCATTCGAACGCTGCGATTGCTCCCGTCTTTATCGCCTCGCCGACCGAATTTACGATATCGCGGAATTTTTCCGACCTTTTATATGCGGTAACGAGTCCAGCCGCAAGCCCTACGATTGCCATAACGGTCAATCCTATCGGACTAAATATCGCCCCGAATACAGTAGCTAATGCCGTTAATCCTGCGATAAAACTCGGAATAAATCCGATAATTAAAAACAACGGACCGACTATAAGCATAAACGCCGCTGCGATTGCTGCCGTTGTCGCGATAGTCGTTTTCGTCGTATCTGATAACGAGTTAAACCAATCGACTAGCCCTTGGACGACATCGACCGCTTTAGATATCACGGGAATTAACGCCGTACCTATCGAAATGGCCGCCTCGGATAATGCCGAGCTTAGAAGCGTAAGCTGTCCGTGCAAGTTATCAAGTTGTATGTCCGCTATCTCTGCCGCTATTCCGCCGGAATTTTCTAGTTCCGTCGTAAACTCTTTAAGCGTGTCGCCGCCCTCTTCGAGCAAATTAAACATCGCTCGGCCGGCTCTTGCGCCGAATATCGTATTAACGGCGTTTAATTTTTGTTGATCGCTTAAGCCTTCCATAGACTTACTTAATTCCGACACTATTTGATGTAACGGCTTCATTTCGCCTTCCGCCGTAAACGCGTTAAATCCTAGTTCCTCCATAAGCTCGGCCGATGCGCCTGTTGGGCTGGTTAATTGCGTCATAGCTTGCGCTAAAGACGTTCCCGCCATAGACGCCTCGATTCCTGTATCCCCGAGAATTGCCGCCGCCGCTGCCGTTTCCTCGAGCGATATTCCCGCCGCTCGCATAACAGGCGCAGCGTATTTCATCGTTTCGCCTAATCCTTCGAGATCCGTCGCGGAATTCGTAAAGGTTGCTGTCATGACGTCGGCTACATGCGTAGCGTCTTCCGCTTCCAGACCGAAAGCGTTAAGCATATTAGCGGTAATACCCGATGCTGTCGCTAATTCAACCTGACCCGCCGCTGCCATGTCGAGCAAGCCGGGCATAGCCGAAATAATTTCGTTTGTTTCAAAGCCCGCCAAGGCAAGCTCGGACATTCCTTGCGCTGCTTCTTCCGCTGAGAATACGGAGTCTCGACCGAGCTGCCTCGCCGCTGCCGTTAATTCTTCTAATTCCGCGCTAGTAGCTCCGGATAATGCCGCGACCCGAGACATTGACTGTTCGAAATCCGCCGCCTCTTTAACCGCTAGGCCGAGCGTTCCCGTTAAGGCTAATCCCGCGCCCGTAATTAATGTACCGGTCTTTTTAAAACTGTCGAATGTTTCTTGATTAGCCCGGCCAAAATCGCGTAAAGCTTGATTCGACTTTTCCATATTTCGCGAAAAGTTCGATATATCCGCTCCGACCTCGACTAAAATATCATAAGCCATTTATTTCCTCCTCTCCTAATTTTCCGTTAAATTGCTTAAATCGCGATAGCCGCTCAATGGTTTCGCGTTGTTTACGTCGTATATCTTCCGCTGTCGTTTCTTTATTGACTCGACCCGAAGGCCTGCGGAATAAGTCCGTTGATTTTACTCGTTTTCGCGAGTTAGCCGCGTTAGCGTGCATGATTGCGATACCTGCCTGACGTTCTAATTCGTCATAGGTTCGTTCGACCTGCGCCCGCATTAAAATAGCGAATTCGCGCGGCGTCTTATTTAATACCGCGTCGGAATCAAGTCCGAGATATCGCCATCCGTCGTATACCGCTTCCTCGACCTCGTTTAATTCTCCGAGTTCAGCAACTTCTCGAGCTGCTCTTTCGCCTGCGGATTCTCCGCTAGACTCTTGTCGACTATTCTCGCGTAGAAAAAACTGTTAGCTACGACCTCATATCCGATTTCCATAATGTCTAAAAAGTCAATTTCTTCGTTGGATATTTTATCCTCGATTGCGTGTTCAATTGTTTTTAAAGGGAAATTCTCGCCTGTGTGCAAGAGTGCCGCGTGGATAATTTTAGGAAAGAATTCAAGGTCGCCCTGCATCGCTTGTCCTACGATCTCCATCGGATTATTATTTTCCGTGTAAGAATTAAGTAAAGAAATAGATTGATAGGTTAATTTAAGTTCGTACTCTTTTCCGTTAATTTCGAACGTTTGCATTTTATATCTCCTCCGATTTTACGGCTCGCGCCGGAATTTACGTTTAACGTCCGTCGACGAATCGTTTAAAAAGGCGAGCATAAGCCCGCCCTTGTTTATCCTTCTACTCCCCCGCCATTGTTATCGTCGCCGCCTAATTCAAGTTCAGGCGCTCCCTCCGGAATTTCTTCTAATTCTTCCGTTGTTACCTCGCCGAATAGACGAGCTTCGAGGCTATACTCGGCAAAATCCCCGTGAGCGTGTGTCATTTCGAAATCGGAAATCATATGCATCCCTTTTTCCGCTTCTTTTGTGACGACGTTAACCTCCCATATCTCGACGAATCTTTTGTTTCGGATAGCGTCTTTAATTGCCGGGATAAATGGATCCTCTTTTACGAGCTGACCCTCAAAAGACCTAACCTCCGTAATATCGCCGTAATCCGTACCTTGTCTATCTTTAGTCGCTACCTCTAGCTCGTCGATATCGAAAGACGTCGACCCGTCCGTTTGGTCAAACGGTCTCATTAAACCGTCGCCTGCATCGACTAAATAAAGCGTATCTTCGCCTTTAAATTTGTAGCCTGCATTCTCCGCCATTTATTATCGTCTCCTTTTTATAGTATTTATCTCGACGTCAAAATAAACGGTATGCTTTACGCTATGCCGTGATTTTGAGTCCGACGGCATCGGCGTTACCGCCTCTAAATCGACGTCAAAAAAGCCGACTATCTCATCGGCCGATTTATCGAAATCAATATACGGAAATCTGTCGAATATAAATATGTCGCTTAAATATTCTTGAAGCCGTTGCCTATCACGGAAATATTCCGCATGCAAGCCAATTTGAAAGCGGTAATCTACCTCGACAGCCTCCCGTCCTTTTACGTTATATTCGTAATTATTCTGCATCTGCTCGACCGTAACAAGCGGACGCTCTCGCGGAAATTCGTATCCGTCGCTAATAACGTCCACCTTTACGTCTAATTTATCGCGTAAATAGACGACTATTGAGTTTGATAAATTTCGCTGCTTAATCATCGTCTATCACTTCCCGCCGCAATGCTTCGCGATAATCATTTCGATTGTTCCATACGGACTTACGGATAAATCCTTTCTTCGTCCTGTGCTCGTATTCTTGTCGCCGAGTATACGGCAATGTACCGCCATATTCCCATAAGGCCGGCTTTATGCGATGCGGGCTTGCGATTATATTAGTGCGTAATGCTCCGGTATCAACCGGCGCCATATCGCCCGAATCGTTAGCCATTTTCCGAGCATATGATTCCGTTACTCTGTCCGCCTTGCCTTGCGCTTTTGAGGCCTTGACGCTAAAGCCTTTTATGGCGTCTTCTAAACCCTTTACTCTAACGTTTAATCGTCTCATGCTATCAACCGTCCCATATATTCGTAGCGATTGCGCCGTCCGATACCTTTCTTATCTATGCCGATAATTTCGTATTCTAAGCCGTCATATTCGATTTGTTCGATATCCCGCGCTATATCGTCGACGAGTTCGATTGATACGTCAAATTTAACGTCGCCTTCTTTAAATACGACGCCGCCTTCTTCCGTTATTGCACCGCCTTGACTTCTAAGCGAAAGCTCGGTTACAACGGCCTCAACGTCTCGACTACCCTCGCCGCGACCGATTTCCGTTCCGTCTATTGGGTCGTATTCTATTTCCTCGAATTTAACGGTAATTCGACGCTTCCTATTCGATAATAACTCAGACCGCCATTCCCCGATTAATTCGATATCATTTTCCGTTAGCACCGCTATAACCACCTTTCGTCGATAATATAAGTCATGTAGCTTGTACAATTCGGGTGAGGATTCCATATGTCGGTATCGTCCGGCTTAAATACGCCTGCACCCTCGCCGTGCCTATCTTCTTTCTCTAACGCTACGCAATCCTCCGAACGTTTGTCGCCCGCATGAAATTGTAGCCAGCGAGTAACCTCGGACTCCTCAGCACTATACGCAATCGCCCCGCGATGAGCCGTTAAAGATTCCGTTCTTG